GAATATGCTCTCAATAATTAATTTAAGAAAAAAGATTAACAGATGACTCAACGTTATTTTGAAAAATTTCCATTAATAAATTACAACGGACAAGTAGTTCGCGATATTACGCGCAAAGTTATCTTGATCGATCCAACAAAAAACAATTCATTATTTTCAAGATATGAAGTTAAATCTGGTGAGAGACCCGATTTAATTTCTGGAATATATTATAACGATCCATACATGGATTGGTTACTATACATGTCCAACCAAGTGATTGATCCGTATTATGACTGGTATATGGATTCATTTACTTTTGCTAGTTATATTGATAAGAAATATGGATCTTATGAATTGGCTATCAGCAAGATTAAATATTTTAGAAATAACTGGAGACAGTATCTGGATCCAATAACAGTAGATGAATTTGATAATCTTTTACCCGAAGAAAAAGATTATTTTGAACCGTTATACACACCGTCTTATATTTCAACTACACCGATTAATTATAGAAGAAAAAGATTAGATACGTATCTAGACACCAATTCAATAGTTAAATTTGGTGTTGCTAATGGTAATGTATTTTCGAGTAATGAACTAGTTAAAGTTAGTTATAACAGTAACACGACCGGTCGCGGACAAGTAATGTTTACTAACTCATCATGTGTAATTATGAAAAATATAACAAGTAACGAAGTTGTTAAAACATCAGTACCAGCTAATAGTTTTCTTTATAGTTCAGAAACAACAGCTAACACGACCGTATCATCGTCTGTATTTTTAGCTAATAATATTCCAAATAATCAAGTTAGTTATTGGTCACCTGTTACTTATTATGATTATGAAAATGAATTAAATGAAAATAATAAAAATATCAAAGCTGTTGCTAATGGTATTTCTGGTAAAATAGCTGAAAATCTTAACTTGTTGTTAAATTCATAATGGCAAATTTTATACCCGGTGACGTCAATATAGACTTATTCGCTATAATTTCTGATAACGGTTACGTAACCGACTTGACTGTTGCTGGTTTATCAATATATGAGAGTATATTCACACCCGGGATAGTTTGTGATATAGCAGTGTTTGATAATACTGACTTGATAGGTCGTTTGAGAATAAGTCGTGGAGAAACAGTTGTACTAAACATGAGTGTACCAGCAACCAATCAAAAAGCGAAGTATGTTTTTGCGATCGATTCGGTCAATGATACAGTAGCTACGGGTTCGCAGAAATCTAAGATGTATGTTTTGAAGTGTGTTTCAGAAGAAGCTCTGTTCGCCCAAACAAACATGGTTGAAAAAAATTATTTGATGCTTTGTTCTGAGATGGTGAAAGACATACATCAGAACAATCTTAAGAGTAGTAAAGACTTAGTATTAGAAAATACTAAAGGTGCTCAGAAAATATTGATACCCAAAGTAAATCCTTACGGCGCTATCGATTTAATTAAAAAAATTTCGTTGTCTGAAAATGATAAATCATCTCTGTACTCATACTTTGAAACAAGAAAAGATGATAAGCAAATATTTAAGTATGTTACTATTGAATCTTTGTTCAATCAAAGCGTAGTTAAAACATTTAAACAGTCAGACGCTATCAATACTGACTTTTTTAATCAAAACTATGATAATATTTTATCTTATAAAGTTGATCAGAACATGTCTTCCATAGACACCATCAAGTATGCTGGTGCTAGGAACACGATGTCAATTAATCTTACTACTTCTAAGTACGAATCAAGTATTAGATACACAGATGATACTTCTTATAAATCTGCTGGTGGAAAAAATTCTGATTTACCGACTAGTTTCGTCAATAAATACATGAAAAGTAATAATCCAGGTTTTACTTTCATACCAATGAGTTTTTCTCAGATCCCAGATACTAAACTCATTGCTAATTTGGCTGATCGACAAGCTTACTTATCAATGCTTTTACAGAATTCACTGAGAATCAGAGTTTACGGTGATACTGTTTTAACTTCGGGTGTTATGATAGACTGTAATATACCAAACAAGCAATCTATTTCTGGACCTATAACAGCGGATCCTTTACTATCCGGTAAATTCTTAATAACAAGAATTCATCATAGGATAGGTATGCAAGTTGATAGGCCTAGATATACATGTATAATAGAATGCATTAAAGGAAAGTATTCTTAGTATGGCTAATTATGATTTAGGACAAAACGGTTTCAATTGGTGGGTTGGTGAAGTAGTAAACGTATATGATCCTCATCAGTCTGGTCGAGTTCAAATCAGAGTGTATGGACGCCATGATAACAAAACAGCTATACCTGATGAAGCACTTCCCTGGGCTTTACCTATCCAGCCAGTTACTTCGGCCGCTCACGGCAGAATAGGTACAGCGCCGGTCGGTCTAGTTAAAGGATCCCGCGTGCTTGGTTACTGGGCAGATGAATATTACCAGCAACCGGTAATATTAGGTTCTCTCGGTAAGTCAGGCGACGTTATAGATGGAAAGCTCGAGAATGGCGCGCCAAGTATAGATGTTTCGGCTGGTGGGTCTATACCCAGCTCGGCTCAGTTATCCGCGGACGGTCAGCCACTTCCTTACAACCCTTACTCTTATTTGTCGTCACAAAGAAATAATATCGCGCTTATTGATGCAGGTGCTAAAGACGTTTCCAGTGTTAAGAATAATACTGGATCAATAATAACTGCAGACGTTGAACGTAATATGTCTATACCCAAAGCCGCAACCATTGGATACGCTGATCCAAATGATACTAGTAACGTACTAAACCTTATTAATAAAGTAGACCCGGGTAGTACTATATCTTCACTTCCGTGTATGCCGACTTTTATGCTTGGTGCTTTAGATATCGGATCTTTGATTACTAGTTATGCTAATAGACTTATAAAAATAGCAGTTAGAGCTATCAAGAACGCTCTACTGCAAACAGCTAAACGAATCGGTCTTTTTAAATTACTATACGCGCTGAATGAGACAGCTAGGACTATATCTGCTGTAGCCAATTTAATAGATGCGATTTCTTCACTTGGATGCGCGCCTAATCATGTTAATCAAAAGAACTACACAGACGATGACATTATTTTAGCATCAGTCGTATATGATCTCAATCAATTAGCCGGCTACATTCACGGTGTTACTACTGAAATTTCTGATATAGTATCAGGCAGAATTTTAGATTCAATCGTTCTTCCTCCGATTTCACTCTCAGTCAACGTTGCGATTGGTCCTCCAGAAAATCTTGTTCCAGCACCGCCGAGCAATTATATACAGGTTTATAGATCACCACAAAATGATCCTTATCCCGGATATATCGAATGGAAACCCTCTGTTGATGATGGTCTAATACCACAAACACCGTATTATACTTTAAGAAACGGTCAACCAAATTATTCTTCAGCCAGTCAACACATATTTTTTGAGACGCAATTTCAATTTTTAAGAAATACTACTAATGTGTTCAAGAGTGTTGGTACCAGTTTTAATCAAAAAGATTTTGCTGGAGCTATCAATCAAACAGCAACTTTTATTAGAAAAATAGCACCAGCTGTTCATTTGGGTATAGCTATAGTAGAAGATCCTGGTTTAATTGGCGCGATTGCTGCTTCTGTGTTGTTACAAATTGTTAATATGATTAATAGAATTATTGCTTTTATTGATAAAATAGAAAAATTAGCAGCGGGTGTTACTGCGTTAACAATTGGTGGAATATTCAAAATATTAAAAATGATTAAGAGTATTTTTAATATTTTAAAAGGAAGATTCTTGCAATCTCAAATGAAAACATATAAACAAAAAGTATTAGTTAAAACAGCATTGAAAACGAGTATTGTATAATGTCAGACACAACAGACGAAAATTTTAATGCTAGACACCCAGATTCGGTGTTTAACGCACAGTATCCGTACAATCAATCTACTATAACTAGAAGCGGTCATGAGATACACATTAATGATACACCCGGCAGTGAATCTATAAAAATTGCTCACACCAAAGGTTCTTACGTTGAAATAGGACCGTCTGGTGAAACTACAATGGTTTCTGTAGATAAAGCTTATCATTACTATAATGATGGATTTACAGAAACTGTAGATGGTCATAAAGATCTTAAGATAGAGGGTGGTTATAATATAAACACTGGTGATTCTGGCATCAACCAGTGCACTTCAGGAGATATGACTGTAACGGCGGGTGGAGAGATAATTATTGGTTCCAGCGAAACAGTGCACATTCATTCTAATGATGATTTGTCTTTAACTACTGAAGGTGATTTAGTTAGTCAGATAAGCGGAAGTGTTTATTCTACTGCACAGGGTGAATCAATTGAGACTCTTGTTGGTTCTAAAACTATAAATGCTTTAGGTGATATAGCTTTAACGACTCTCGGCGGTGCTAGCATAGCTGGTGTTACGGGTGTTGCTATAAATGGCGGTACTGATGTTTCTATATTTGGTGGTGTTGACGTCAGTGTATCCGCAGCAGGAATAGTTGAAATAGTATCTCCAGTAGCGATTAAACTTTCTGTTGGTCCAGCTGGTGCACCTGTTTCTAGCATAGTGTTAACACCTGCAGGAATTATTATTACTTCACCCACAGTTACTATCAACGGTGGTGTCACTACAATCAATTCTGCTGGAGCTACAAATATTAATTCAGGCGGTGTTACTGATATTAATTCTGCCGGCATTATCAGTATGATCGCTCCGCTTGTAAGCATTATATAAAATGTCAGAATCATCACCACCAGAAACGTTTACTGTTAGTATCAGTGTTAGTAATACAGTAAACGTTCCAGCGTCAATACCAGGAGACTACGGTTCAGCTATCATTCCGTCCGTGTATGATGAAGAATATTTTTCAATGGATTTATCATTTTCTGTAACATCGTCTGTTAGTGGTTCAGTTCCTGTTTCAAATGTTGTTTTTAGTTTTACTCCAAATGTAGAAGGTCTATCAGTCAATGAAGTGAGTAATAGTGTTATTAGAGTGAGTGGAACTCC